CTGCTTCAGCAAGTTCTATTTGCTTGATTCGATAAAAGGTTGCGTCTTTGACTATATCTGCCATTTGTTCTAATTTTGTTCTACTAAAAATTTAGCATTTACTAAGGTTTTAATTATTTGACCTTTATATCAATTTTTACTAATATTTATATATAAAAAAACAAAGGAGAGAACAATGCAAACACAAAACGAAATAAAAGAAACACAAGATAAAATTAACGATCTTAATTCTTTTATAAATAATCAAAACCAACATCTTGTAAATATACAAGATAAAAAATGTAAATCAGAAGTGCTTGATAAAGTTTCAAAAGCTATTGAGTCAGAAATCTTTAATCAAGAAAAACTAAAACAACTTAAATTAAAGTTAAAGAAAGAAAAATTATTAACTTTAAAAATTAAATCTTTAGAAGATTTGGGTGTTAAAGTTGTTTCAAGAGAAAGAAACTACGATATGCACACATATAATTATATCAATGGTTTCTATCCTGAAAGAATAGAAGTAATGCTAAATGATAAAGTTGTTCCTTTAGATTTTTATCATAATCATTTTTACATTTCTTACAGAGATCATGGTGGACAATCTTTATTTAATTTGTTTGAGGACAAAATTGAAGATAAACATTTATTTTATAAAAAAGATAAAACACAATAAATATTAATTTAAAATGAATTAGGCGATCTATATGGTCGCCTTTTTTATATCTGCTCTTGCTCTACTTCTTGATCTTCTTGTGCTGGTTCGTCTTGAGTAAATTGACCAACTTCTGATTGTTGATCTATTTCCTCAAATATTTGATTTAGCTTATTATCATCATCAACAACTGCTCTAGCGATTTCTTTATCAACTTCTTTACTAAATGTTGCAGAACCAATGTTTAGTGCTTTTGCTTGTTGGTAATAAACTAGATCAGCCGCATAGTCTCTAATGTTAAATGAATCAGGATAATTAATCTCGCCATCAAATGTAGAGTTTTGAAATAGTGCATATAATCTAAATAGTTGTTCTTCTGCGATTTGTAGATTGTCAGCTTTCTCTGATAGTCTAGCGTTAAGTAATTCAAATTCTGTTTGTAGTGCAACACCAGATGTTATTCCTGTTTTTTGTGTTCTTACTGCCCCTGTATGTGCAATTCTATTTATAGAATCTACTTTGTTATTTATAGAGTCCATAATCGCAGTTAAGTTTTGACCAGATGGTTGTAGTAAATATGGTTTTAAGTTTGGTTCTAATTCATCAGGCATTTCTATTACTGCACCAGCACCAGCACTAGCATTTACACTTGGAGTTTTTACTAATGATGGGTGGTTAGTTAATCTGATTAATTGTTCCATCTCTGAATACTCATTGTAGATAGCTTTTTGTAGATCAGCAATATCAGTTAAATCTGATTGGCCAATTCCTCGTTTGTGCGATTTAGAATTGTACAAAATAACTGCTGGTATTTTGCCAATCATATTATCTACAGTATCTATCAAAGTTGGTTCTGATCTATCATCTTTCAAATAAACAGTATCGACTCTATCTAAATACCACATTCGCATATAAGTACCGCCATCTTTATCTACTTCTTCTCTGATCTTTAAGTAGTCTAATGTGTACTTACCATTTAATTCTCTTTTAAAATTCCAATCTAAAACATTTTCAGGAGTAACTATTGAAACGTATGGTCTAATTTCTTGATCTAATTCTTCTGCTCTTGTGTTTGTTGTTACACTTGGTTTATCTAAAACCATAAAACAATGACCATAAATTGATGAATAGTTTTGTGCTTGTTTAATTACTGAGTTTAAATTGTTACCCTCAAGATCAGCGTCTTTTAAGAATGATTCTAAACTAGGTTCATCTTGCATAGAACCAAAATCTCTACTTGGTCTTACACGAAATAAAAATGATGAATAAATTTGAATAATATTTTTACAATGGTTATCACAAGGAGTGTTTGCAAGTCTTTGATTAAACTCGTTATCTAATTCTAAATTATATCTGTTTAGATATTGACCGATCATGTAATCGTAACCTCCATTGTATGATCTAATGTAATACTCCCAATTATTAATTGTTTCTTGATAATCTTTGTGGGTATCTAAAACTTGATTACGATTGTATGCCATAAGTTATTTCATTGTCCATCTTGTTGGAGAAGAAAAATTGGCCTGAGTAGTAAGTGGTTTTAGAAAATCAATCATATAACCAAGTGCATCATTCATATGATCGAACCCATCTTCCTTATCAGGAATATTTGTATTCTCCTTGTATATTTGCCTTTGTAAACCTTTTATCAAGGTTTTGCAAGATTGTGAAACAAAAATATGTCTTTCTCCATTTGAATCTTTGAGCCTACTATTAACTGCATTGACCCTATCACGAATTGCTGGGTGTTTATGTTTGACCTTAACTTTGAAACCAGCGTTCTGAAGTATTGATAAATCTGTTCTTCCACCAGCAGAAGTTTTACGTTGCTTACTAGCTGGGTCTGGGTAAATAAAAATTTGCATTTTAGTACCATAACGATCTCTTATTTCTTGCACCATTTCATCTGTATTAGAGCCATAAATAATAACTTCATCTACAAAATAAACTTTATCTTTTTCAATCTGTCCTACACAAGCTGACATTGGGTCTACGTTAAAGTCCATTCCAATATGTAAAGGTTTTTCCCAATCTATTTGACGTTTAACAACATTATCTACAGGGTGGAAGTTGTAATAAACAGCACCAGCATAGTTTTCAAATGTACCCTCAAACTCTTGTCTAAATGTTCTAATATCTATGTCTTGTTTTGCTTGTTCTATTTCTTCTTTTGTAACCATTCCACCTTGTATTGTGGTGTATTGAAAAGACTCCCAATCATCATCTTGTTTTCCTTTTAAATACATTTCATAAGACCAATTACCATATCCCTTTGGCGTTCCGCACATAAGTACATGGCCAAGTCTATCAGCTATTGATGCTCTTAATACTTCAAACCAAGTACGTTTATCTATATCTGCAAATTCGTCTAATATTAAAAAGTCTAATCCTGTACCTCTAAGACTATCGTAGTTATCTGCACCTTTTAATGATATTTGACTATTTGTTTTTCTAATCGTTATAGTCATTGTAGTTTCGTTAATATCCTCAATCCAATTAAATAGATTAAGCATTTCTTTTAGAGTTCCCCAAACAATCTCTTTTGCCATCTTAAATGTAGGTGCTACATACCAGATTTTACGATTAGGTTGAGATGCGTATTTCATCATCTCAGTGACAGCTAAATATGTTTTACCAAATCTACGACCTGATATAAGAACTCTGAACCTTGCTTGGCTCTGACTTACTTTGAGTTGTGGTTTTGTTAGAGTGATTTTCATTACAGAAATAAGTTAGGTATAATTTTTGTTTCTCAAATTTTTCTTGATATTTATTAGTAACATAAATGATTTGTGTAGCACCAGCTTTAACACAATCTGTCCAAGTATCAAATCTTTCTGGGTGTACCATAGTTGTATGACACATTCCTGTCATCATAGAGCATATTGTATAAGCTAGAACAAACTTCATTCTAAAATCAACTTCTTGATGCTTTTACTTCCATCTATATTTAGTTCTAATTCAGCCATTGATTTTATACATTGATATTCAACATTATTATTTTTTAAACCTCTTGTGGCAACTCTTTTACCCTTTAAACATTCTGACATAGATGTTTGAATACGAGCCTCATTAATCTCTCCATTAACAATCATAAGTAAAGCTATAACTAACTCTGTCAATGTGAACTCCCATTTGTATATTTCATTTCTCTATTAGCATCTTTTAATTCTTCAATATCAACTAGTGCCTTTTCAAGTTGTTTTTCAATGTGAGTAAGCATTACCTGATTGTGAATATTTTTGTCGAGAAGTTCTTGGTGTTTTTCTATAGTTTCGTACAAATCCTCTAATAATAAAAATTGTTCTTTATCAACTGTAGTTTGTTCAGATGCTTTTAATAAATCTGCGTTCATTAATTCTCTTGATGTTTCCAATGATGTAAGTCTTGCTGTTATCTCTGTATATGCAAATATACCCATAGCAACACCTATAATAATTCCAACCATATTTTTGATTGGCATAGCTACTGAA